TAGCTTTTTAGCGATTAGTTTGATATCATTCTGCATAAGCTTCACTTTATATGGTGCCTGAGGTCCGGATCGAATGGACATCTCCAAGTTGAAGCGCTTCAACTCGCCGCTAAGACCACATCAGCTACTCAGGCATTATTTTTCGTGCCATTGTCCCATAAGACTTTGAGCATTTTTCATATGTTTGAACAGTAAGCCTTCTTCTGCATCTGTTCTAACCAATCTGCTTTTACCCAACACATTTTTAAACTCATAATCATTATCATCAAAGATAATGTAGTCTTTAACATCTGTTGCGTAATCTGCCAGATAGTCTATAATTTCGTGGGCACGATTGTATCCGTGACCTTTATTAATCCAAGTTTCTTCTGGATCGGTTTTCCACATTGTTGGAAAATCACCTCTAAAACCAGAATTGGCAAATGCTGCACGGATCCAATGTTCGATTTGATTATCGTCATTACGAAGATAATTCTTCCAAGTCGAGATCAAAACAAATTGAACTGGATAACGATCATGGATTTTGTTCATAAAGTCAACTGCAACAGGGTCAAACCTGTGCCACATTTCATAAACTGCGTTGTGTGCATAATGTACACGAGACGAAGTAAATACGCCATCAATGTCTAGAAACACCAAGTATTTTCTATCAGCCATTTTTACTCAATTCGATTAAATGATGGTCTTTATATTTCTGCTGAAGCTTATATGATTTCATATCAGCTTCCCATTCATCATTTTCAATCCGGTTAAGAACGTGTTCAAGCATACCACCATATAAATATTTTCCAATATAGCGACCGGTACGGTTCTTTCTCGCGTGATAAGTATCATCTTTATCTCTATAAAGAACAATATCAGCTTCGGCTCGTCCTTCATAAGACGAATCGTCATAAAGCTCTTTTGAGCCGTATATAAGAACCTTAACCATTATGCCTCACAATCGTATAGAATACCTTCATCTTCGTCTTCAACATTAATCTTGATGTCGATACCCATGGAGTCAAAGAAACGAACAAGAGTTTCATCAGAAACTTCCATTACCATTTTTACGTATGGGTCAAGTGGATTAAAAGAAAGTGTCATATTGTATTCTCCATTGTTGATAGTGTTATTCTATACTAAGTGAAAACAATTGTAAACCTTTAATTTGGTGCCTAGGGACGGAATCGAACCGCCGACACGCTGGGCTTCAACCAACTGCTCTACCAACTGAGCTACCTAGGCTTTTTATTTCGTTTATGAGTGCCTTTCAATATCTCATCTAATCGTTTCTGTGCAGGCATCTTTTGAAGCTTCCTACCAAATTTAACACTCAACTTTCGTTTCGCTTTCTTTAGTGTCATCGCTGACCCCTTACAGCCACCTATTCTATTACTTAGAAGATACACTAGCTACTGAGGTGTTGACACGCTAAGGCCAGTAATTTCGCTCTTTACGTTCCTATCTTCCCCCAATCGCTTGGTCGCCACAGGAACTTCTAGTGTATCATCAAAATAATGGTGAATCCCCTGAGATTCGAACTCAGGACCATTTGTTGGCGAGGGTACTAGGAATCGAACCCAGATTTGCGGGATTGGAAGCCGCCGTGTTACCATTACACTATACCTACAATATAACGCCTTACGGGTATTACCCTGCGCCACATAAAATTTGGTGTTCCCGGTAGGATTTGAACCTACGACCTACCCGTTATGAGCGGGCAGCTCTGACCGCTGAGCTACAGGAACGTTGTTGGTGGGAAGGTGAGGACTCGAACCTCTCCCGGTTAAAGAACGGATTTACAGTCCGCGTGTCGGAACCCCCGACTTTACCTTCCCATATTCTATTTACAACTGTACACCACGAATCGAACGTGTTTTCGTATCTCGATACATATAGTCCACTACCAGGTAGCTACAACTGGTTTGTGTACATGTGAAAATAGAATAATATAATCTGGGATTTTTCAGCTTACGCTTCCATCCTCCAGTACGCCCATTCGGTATTTGTTTATAGTGGGGTTACCGCAGTCTCGTTCCGCATTTCCACTTTGAGGAGATTGATATGATCTCTTCGTCCTCATATTAGTATCTTACATTATTCAAATCGGGTTGTAAACACCTAATTTAAATTTTTTTCTTGGTAGTGTCAGAAGAAATTTAATCTTCCCTAGTTCCTTATGAGAGAACCGTCTGAACCATCAGTGACACCATAATAAAAAACCCTCCGAAGTTTTCACTTGAAGGGTTTTAAAAAACTTGTAACTATTTAATTGTTACTATCCGTTTCCAAAACCCTCAATGTTATTAATCTGCCATTTGCCATTACCCATAGATCTGCGATCGCATGAGACTGCGGCCGTTGACTGGAGTGGATATGTAAAGTGAATGGACATATTTTGGATTGATTCCTATTGTTAGTAGTATATATACGTTTTAAATCGGTTTTAAACCCTAAAACGAATTTTTTTCATTTTTATTTGGTAGAAGTGGGTGGATTCGAACCACCTCAAAGGCGCTAATCTGGCGCAAAGAGCTTATAAGACTCCTCTGACTACCAAGTCTCACTTCCATATTTTTTATATGGTGCTCCCATCCGGACTCGAACCGGAACGCCCGAAGGCAAGAGATTTTAAGTCTCTCGTGTCTACCATTCCACCATGGGAGCAGATGGAGAACTAACCGTGGTCCTCCGCGGATGCGTTACGGCATCACCCGATCTTATGCTACCTTAACTACAGTTGCATTCATATGATTGGCAACTTCAATTGCAGATTTCTCATTATCAAATGTAAGATCAACTAACTTAGAAGGTAATGTATGATTTTTAGTATTATCGCCTTCAAAAATAAAGTGCTTTACAATTTCACCATTACGTTTGATTACGTACATCGTCATAGTTTCTCCTATTTGATAAATTCTATTCTATACCGTTTGCCGTCCAATGTAAACCCTAAAGTTGAATAATCATAAACTTTTTTTTGTTTATTTACGTATTCAGTAACATCATTGCATTGGCGCTCTGTACGATAACCAGTAACAACAATTTCATTCTTGGGTTTGGCGGCTCTGTCGGCACCGATTACTCCACCCATAATAGCACCTGCTGCTGCACCATTGTCTTTACCAGTGACAGCTTTACCAGCAAGACCGCCGATGATCATTCCAAGAATAGCTCCTCCTGCAGCATTACCTTGAGTATGTCTATTTCCATATACTGGAACTTCTACATTCTCACAATAGCGTTTTGACACCGGAACTGACTCATATACAGTTGTATAATAATCTTTAACCCGAGCATTCACCGTTTCATCAGCATAAACAGATGTACCCAGCGTAGCCAATATAGTAGTTAACAGAATCTTTTTCATCATGGTAACTTCCATTCAATCCTTTCTGAGATGGCATAGTCAACAGCTTGGAGATAGTCACGATCTTCTTCACTTAAAACTGACCAACACTTACGTACAGAATGATATAGATCCATTACATATAGTGCTTCTGCTAAATGTGCATTTTGTTCCATACAGCGTTGAAGTTCGTCCATGCGCTTCTTAATAATCTTATCATTTAGCTTTACCATAGTAGTATTCATCCCCGTCCTATTAATTACTTTAATATTATACACAAAATGTCATGGTATGTAAACCCCTATGTTGTAACTATTTCAACATTATCAGGTATTTTAAATTTTATGTTCTTATGCTTATGATGTAATACAAACTGGGTATCAGAAAACTCTTTAAACATATTTTGCCAGATAGGTCTCCAGTTATCCGACAATCTCATATTATTGGTATCACCTCTATCAGATGTAAGATAAAAGTCAGTACAGCTGCGCAAATTAAAATCGAATAAAGAATCAAAACCATATAAATGAATCTCTTCAGCCTTTAGTTTGTTTGCAGAATAGTGAACAGCCATATGTCCGCAATTAAAATCGGTGTAGCTTTTTGCATATTCTGGCTTTACTAAGTATGTATCACGTACCTGATTCATCCATCGAATTCTTAAATCAGGGTTGGTCTCAAGATATTTACTGGGTCTGAATCCAAGAATCCAATCACCAGGCACTTGAACACTTCCTTCATGCATAGCTCTCATCATTTTAAAATCAACTATGCAACTACCATACGTGCCGTGAACAGCAAAAGGCGGAAGATTACAAGTGATCTTAGTACCTTTACTATTCTGATTATACATCGGTGCGTTGTCGCCATTGCCGATTACGTGAACTACTCTACCCATTCATCAATTTCCTAATATGTTCCTTGCCTGCTCTGCCTGTCCAGTGATACACCAATGGATCTTTTGGCAACGTTTTATCTATATGCTGTAAACGAAGAACATTATAGCGATTAGGCACATCTTCAATAAACTGCATACGTTTTAGTGGTGAATTCATCATCATATGTAAGACTTCTTGATCACCTTGCATTGGAGCCGTTGCACAGGACATTTCCCAATCCATTAGGATAGATGGTGTTCCTTTGTATGCAACTACACCAGAATTGTGCCATGTACCACCACGTCGAGAGGTCCATGGTTTATCTATGACCATCGAAAGTTTTTGTTGCTGGACATGATTAAAAATACCAGATAGATCACCAAGTACTTCACAGTCAGTGTCTAGCCAGCATACTTGTTCTGCGAATTCAGAAGCAATTCTCATAGCCTTAGGTTTTTTAAACCAGCCTTGTTCATGTCCGCGGACGCTCTTGCGTATGTCCGCGTACAAGCTCGTCTTCATACCAAAGTCCATAATCATCAGTGGAGTATCGTTGTGCTTGCGATAGGTGTCTACAAACCAAGGTAGCATCCATTCAGTAGATGCATCACAACCTGTTATGAATAGTTTAGATGATTTTGTAGTCATTATTAAATCCATGTTTTGCAAAACAGCCGTCAACTTTTTGAATAGTTGTAAATGTATCTCGTGACTGTACTGGCCAAGGGTAGTACTCCTGCAGCCAAGGGAAACGCTTTCTATGTAAAAATATGTCAGTTGGTCCGGCATCCATAAATGCTCGTTGTATAAAAGCTTTAGCTCCTACAGGCTTAATCATATAAGCATGAGCACCGGGAAAATACGGTTTAGAAGTAAGAGGATTAACCCCGAGTTTCATAGGTCTTTGGGCTTTGCCGTAGCTTGGTTGGCCGAGATTAATAGCGCGATCGAACTGCATAAAAACATTTGGCTGATCTATAAAGTATGCATCGTGCTCTAGTATCATATACTGTTCATTATCTTCTACACACTTTTCCCATAATGTAAAGTGAGAAAGAAATGCAGACACACAGTTTTCAAATCGAGAATAAACCTCTTTGAAATTGTCTACTGGAATACCTTTATCAGCAGCAATATTTACAGGATCTTGTGCTGGGGTAATTGCAGGAAATTTTTCTACCTCAATACCATACTTTGCAGCAGATCGAATACACCTTTCTGCTACTCTTACAGATTCAGGATTATCCATTATTGTTATGACAAAAGCTTTCATGTAGAGCTATCCAATAGTTATAGTGAAGTGGTAGAAATAAGACCCTGTACTTTAGTATAGTAGGGATATACAATCTGCAATTTACTAGGCATTAACTGTTTGCACATAATAGCATCGTTAGGCCATAGTCCATGTTCTGCTGTAAGTGCGATAAGCTTAGCTGCACCTTCTGGCTTAATAATATAGGCAGAGTTACCTGCAATACCTTGTGGTACTACATTTTTATCTATAGTTGGTGCTGATTGTATGCTATATGGTAAAGCCGCTTTTAGCTTTTTCTCAAGATCATTATGATAAGATCTTACTGCATCTTGATATACATTGGCCTTTCTTGTAGCTCCTACAGGGTGGCATAGTCCTAGAATATGTCCAGTAAAGCTATCTTTAATATCTTTATAATCAAACTTTCTTGTAAAAAAGGCATCATGCTCTAGAATCATAATTGGTTCACCAGAGTTATAACAATGTAGCCATAAGCTATAGTGACTCAGTGTGCAAGAAATACGTTTGTGCAAATCAGCAGTTTTATACGCAGATAGCTGCAGTCCAGTTTTTAAATCGTACCGGTTCTCTTCGTCTTTAGTGGGATACGTCCATCCGATGTTAGGTACTGTTGACTTACCAAACAGAGTAGTCATCGTAGACTGGAGTGTAAGAGGCACAACAGCTGGAAAAATAAAAGGCTGGACGTTTGACTCTGTATGACGAATAGACTGCATAATTTTTCGGGTTGCTACAGTAGATTCATGATCATTGATCATTGAAATAATATAGGCTTTCATTCTATCTTTTGTCCTCTCGCTTACTACCTGTAATGTCTGCGGCTGTATGTCCAGTGGCATTAAGCTTTTTATTTTTTCAAAGTCGTTCATTTTTCAATTAGCATAATAGTACTGTCTGGAATATACTCTCTTGAGCACTGGTTTGGGGTCCAATCAGTTTTCATTCTTACATCATAAAGCTCGTGTTTATACTGAGAAAACTCTGCAAGAAACCTCGCATAATCCTGCTTATTGTATAGGTCTGGTCGGGCAATGATCCATGGATGATTGTAATCACTAAAGTCCATAATATCAAAAGGCCACACATCCTCTACAAAGTACTTACCACCTTTTTTGAGAAAGGGAAATGTGTGTTTAAAAGTAAGTCTGTTTGCTTCTGGCCAGTGAGCACCGTCATCAATAATAATATCGAATTCGACACCAGGCCATTTTTCTTTAATAAGATCTGTGCATGATGCATCTAGCGAGTCTGCTTGCAGCCAGTGTACTCGATCCTTTTTAAGAACCCTGATATTTTCTGCTGGCACTCTAACGAAAATATCAAGTCCATAAATCTGTGCATTCGGAAAGTACTCGCGTAGTGCAGCAGTGCTTTCACCTTTAAATACACCAATCTCCAGAATGTTAATCGGATCATGTCTGATTGCTTCAAAGTGAGGTTCATACACGTGATGATAAAAATGTTTTCTAGAACCTTTGTCGGTGTCAAATTTATCAAATATTTTGAGCAGTTCACTCATTTAGTAGTCTCCAGGTGTTGCGGGTAGGTCCGCTGTTAAAGTCATATCCAAACATATCTATATCAGCTTTATACCAATCTGCAATGATCTGTAGGGTCTTAGGAGTATAAAGATCCATATAGCTGCCTTTGTTTAATGCAGTTACATTGCGAGGTCTAGACATTTCCTTGAGCTGAAAATAATCACATAGATCTGCTTCGTAATTTTCATAGCTTATTATATCACACATCAGCTGGCCTTGTAAATCGGTAATATGATCTACAGCGGGATACCAACCACGGATAGCGCGATGCCACATAAATTCTTTATTACCCCAGCGATGCCGTTCTTCAAGAAATGCTTCAAATGAGCTAACATCTGCATATGATGCTGGTACCTTACGCTCTACCTCTATTACCTTTTTAGCAAAAAAATACCGTGAGACCACTCGATCCCACGGATTACGAATAACCGCGAATGCTTTATATTTTCCAGTATAAGAAGGATTTAAGTCTCTCCACCGAGCATGCTCTTCTCCGTGATGATCACCGAGTTGATTCATAACACTATGCAGGGTATTGGTATAAAGTGAATTTTTATGCAGTGTACTATTTGCAACTAAGATGTTATCTTTTAAATAAGGGGAATGGCGAATAGTCATTCCTGCATTTTTAGGAATATGGATAAAGATTCTCTTATTAATGATCATTCCAATAATTCTTTCTTACTGATGCATCTTCGATTAGTTCCTGTACGTTCTCTCCCCCGTTCGGGAGTTTGTCTTTTAAAAAGAAATGGACGAAGTGACACTGTTCAATCTTAGTATTCGCCGTGTATAATCCGTTCCATTTCCAGTCCATACGTTTAATGTTCATCTTTTCTTTACGGATCCAATAGTTCAATAATGTCTGGTCTGTCGACCATTTCCAAGGACCAATACCGTCAATAAAGTCTTTGAATTCTGCGCGCTGCAGGAATTGTTGAGGTGTTTGACCTTTTAAATATTTTGTAATAGATTTATTTAGTACCATTACACCCATATTCATAAACTCATAACCAAGATGATTAGGGTCGAAGTCTACGTCTTTGATAGCACCGTACTGCATCTTCGAGTAGCCCTGAATCTTTTTAACATACTGGGGCGTAAGTGGCATATCCCGTTCTACCACCGCACCAAAGCAAAAGCTATCACAATCAGCAAAAATGTCAGGAGCAGTTTTTCGAACGTATACATCAGCATCAATAATAGCGACTTGGTCATAGGACTCGAGATAAGAAAGCGCATTTTCTTTTTCATAGATTGGAAGAAATCCACCATACTTTTCATAACTTTCTTTGCTTCGATTTGTAGCAAATACATCAGGTTTAATTTTTAGAATTGGCTGGCTTTGACAAATATATTCTGCACCAATCCGGTCTGCATACTCCTGAACACTTTTAGTACACGCATCATATAGCTTAGATTTTTTGCCTGTATAAACTTGATAGATTAGCTTCATGGTTTTTTGGCCTTTGGTTTAGTAGTACCAACTTCAGGATCAATGTAATGTTGAGCAGCAACAAATTTATTAGTATACCCATCAGAAAGTTTTCCGGATTTTGTCGATTTATACCAAGGTTGAAAGTGGTGTATTAACCCATCAATTGGTCCAAGTAATTTCTTTTCTGTGCACGCATGCATTAATTGCTTTGCACCGGATTTTTTAATAACATAACCAAGTGCAGCTAGATTTCTCTGTTTATCAGTCATACCAAAAGACCATAGATTTCTTTTAAGTAGAATATCTGGTAGCTCTCTGTAAAGCATACAGTCATGCTCAATAATAATCGATGGCTCTTTTACCATAGCCCAACATTTATAGTGCGAATAGCATATTGCCTTTTCTTCAGGAATCCATTCTCGTTCCCTTTTCTTTGTGTATCTTCTAACATCAGAGAATTTAATAAATCCAGGTAAATCTGTGGGGGTAACAGCATCTACCCTTTGGATATTATTATACCCTAATTGGTTCCAACTGTAAATAGATTTTTGCGAATAATATTCAGAAATTTCATTGCCTCGAATGACTATCTGATAGATGGGTATGTTCTTATCGATATTCATTTAAGTCAAACTCTGTGCCGTGCATTTTGTAAAGATCTCTCTCGTGGTTAGTGTATATAAGTACTTCAGGATCGTCAATCAAAAAGTCACATCCCTTACAGAAGTCTGGATAGTCACCGGTCTCGTGTTGCTTGCGAAGCTTATTGTATGCATCGCCGTACCAAATCTCTTCTAAAGTGTTTAAACCCATGTGACCCAATACCGCTTCATCGTCTCTGCCTAGCACTTGACAACACGGATGCACCGCACCTTTATTGCCACCAATACCACCGGCACGAATGACAACATCAGGACTAAATGGTCGGCCGCACGTTTTGACAGCACCGTCTCTACCATAATCTGGTTTATATACACCAGACCAATTGTGCATTTTCCAGATTTCGGTCTTAACACCAGCCCCATTTACAATCTTAAGATACTGTTCTTTTTCATACTCAATATCGTCATTGTCCAGGATAAGATGATAGGTCGACACGACACACTCGGAATTAGAAGTGGTAACATACTCTTGCATTTCATTTAGATTATTAATAACAAGGTTATAAAATGGGCTGTTCATCCACTCGCGATATTTTTCTTCGTTGTAACCCACGATGCTAAAACGAAAGAAATCTACGCCGGCATCAACAACGCCCTTCATAAAATCATCCTTCATAAGTCTGCCGTTAGAAAACATAAATGCCTTTGCACCATACTTTTTAACGATCTTAACATACTCTGCAAGGTCACGGTTTAGCGTAGGCTCACCAGACCCTTCAAGGTTTACTACATTTAATCCAGCCTCAGCACATTGTGCCACATATTTTTCAAAGTCATATAGTGACATTTTCTTTAGCCAGTTTTTACCGCGGGCGCCAGTACTGCCATCTTTATTGGTCTGGGGACACATCTGGCACGTGTAATTACACCCACCATTAATCTCAATAACTGCCCTATCAATTTTCACTTCGGAAGTATCCTTTTAATCTTTTTTTCTGTAGTTCAGAAAAGTATTTTGCTCGTTCTACTCTACGATCGAATTTATAAAAAAAGTGTAAGGAATGCTCCTCCACCTTTCTTACTTTATATATGAGCGCATCTGGAGTGTGGTAATTGGTAATAAGATCTTTGGTAAGAACAATCATCGGCTTACACATATTTTTAGCCACGTAATGCCACATACCTTCATAACAAAGACACACTTCAGCAGTTCTAATATGATAGAATACTTCTGATATAGGGGTTCGGTAATCTATTTCTACTATATTATATCCCTGTATTTGCAAGATAGATTTTACCTGGTCCCATTTTTCTTTTTCAAATGGTATTTTAAAGCTACGAGGATCTTGAGCGTTCCACACCGGCGTCCAAAGAACTATCTTGTCAGGTGTAGCAGTGGTATCTAAATCAGAGCGAAATGCCCAATCATTATACCTAAACTTTAATCTTTTAGGCTCGTCAATGAAAGCTCTTTCTCTTCCGAAGTTTCTATACCTATGATGATATAGCTCGCTGTCTTGGGAATTAAATACATGACTTATTTCTACATCAGCACCATACTTAAGATAAAAATTGTGTATGTATTTAAAACGTTCTATTATCGTTTCAGGATCTTCGAAATGGTACAGATAGTCTTTACCATGATACCATTTTAATATAAGATGTACCTTTTTCTGTAAATATAAGGATCTCATATAAGCAATATTCATTGCAACCATTAAGTCCCCTATCCCAGGTGTCATCTTAGCCTCGATAACATCCCTTCGATTCTCTTCTGTGACTTCTTGTTTAATCCTATTAAGATACGATAAATTTAATGGCATCAGAATACTTTTACAGAATATTTACTTTCAAAGTCTTGTGCATCCTGCTCATCATTTACAATAGGCATACCGCGAATATTAAGCGACGTGTTCAGCAGCATAGGAACACCAGTAAGCTCGTAGTATTCCTCTAAAATAGGTCGAATAACTGAAGAGCAGTTTTTCTTTACTACCTGTACCCTTGATGTACCATCAACGTGAATAACAGACTTATAGTCATGCAGTGCCTTAGAGGTGTACTGCATATATTCGTTCATTGGTCCTTCGAAATACTCATTAGCAAACTCTTCCAGGATTGCAGGTGCAAAGGGTCGAAAGAGCTGTCGGCGCTTAATTTGATTAACGGTATCTTTAATATCTCTTCGAGGGTCAGCAAGCAAGCTACGATTGCCAAGGGCACGAGGGCCAAACTCAGCACGACCATTTGCAACACCGCAATAGGAATTATCAACAAGATAATGTGCAACTTCTTTAGGATTAATGTCACTCTCAATATTGTGTCCAAGATAAGGCCCTTTAAAATTAATTCTGGTTTTATTATTCTGTCTTGCATAACTATACGCAGCAGCACCTAATGCACTACCAGCATCTGTTGGCGCAATAGGTATATGCATATCATCAAACATAGGACGAATCATAGAACACGCTACAATATTCTGAGCGCATCCACCTGTAAAAATAAGCTTACTACCAAACCTTCTACAGAAAAAAGCCCGCTCAATAATTACCTGTTCCGCAAGATACTGTACACTTGCAGCAAAGTCTTCGCGAGAGCATTTTTTAAAAATGTCAGTTAGAAAACTTCTATAATCATTTGCAGTACTACCACCACCTGTCTTCAATGACACACTCGGTAGGTTATTAAAAAAGTCCACCATTTCTTTGCCGTAAACAGGCTCACCATATGCTGCCATACCCATAACAATGTACTCTTCTTCGAGAATACGAAATCCTAATTCCTTAGTGGCATATCCGTAGAGATAGCCAAGGGATTTAGGAAGATACCATTGGTCTAGAATATTAAAGTTATGGTCGTACACAACCATTGCTTGTTCTTCACCGGCACCATCAAGTGAAAGAATAACAGTATCCTCGGTTGACTCCCATGGGCGTGTATAGAATCCATTAGCAGCATGTGATACGTGGTGCTCGATGTAATCGTCGTAATCTATAGATTCATAGATCGTATTAGTACTCATAGTAGATCTGTTACTATGTCCGCCTTTGTAGTGTGGGATAGAGTGACGGATCGAAGGATTTTCATAGAATGTAACGTGATCCGTGTCTCTGATCATGTCGTACATCACATCAGGAAGATTAGGATCGTTCTTAAATTTGCTGTATCTTTCCCCATGACTAGCGTATTCTATATTGCCTTGGTCATCTACAAATGCAAGACCTGCATCATGCATAAATTCAGAGTAGCCGCAGTATCTCATCGTACTTACCTTCCATGTGCACCAGCATCAGTATGCCAGGACACGTTTCCCCTTTGTGTTTGTTAATGTAGAACCAATACTGAGGGTTCAGAAAGTCTTTAAAAAGGTGGTTGGCTTTTAGTGCAGCTCTAACCCCAGGAAGCTCTACGTTGTCGAATAGTATATATCGGGGTTTTTCTTTTAGAATTTTACTAATGTCCCGGGACACGCTATCAAAGCTATGTCCACCATCGACAAATAGTAAATCAATATCACGATCTAATAGGGGAAGATCTATAAATCTAGATTTAGTAAAGTTAAACCGATTACCGTATTTCTCTTTTACAACCACAGACGCTTCTTGCGACCATGGACCATTGTCTAAGCTAGCAACATTTGCATTAGGAAAATACTCTAATAAACAAACTGTGGAATGTCCGGCAAACATTCCAATCTCAATAATTTCCTTAGCATCTACAATTTGAGATACGTCTTCCCACATATCTCTAATAGATAAAAGGTCAGGGTCAAGATAACCCCAACCTTGACCCTTTACCTCTGGATTTGGTTTTAATAGAAAAGAAGTGTCTATTTGTCTTAGCATTTGTTCTCCAAAATCTGCTCAGCAATTACCATAGCTTCACCCCAACCTTCTTTAAATCGGTTACTCTTATAACTATGCTCAACAAATGTTTTAAGACCTGAGATAGAACTATCTATATCAGTATTTAGATTGCAAGCCAATTCTTCCCACTGACTACGAAGATTTAGAATTTCAAATACACTCATACTTATTATCCTACAACATATTCATAAACTTCTTTCCAGTTCCTCATAAGTGGAATACCGTCATAGTGCATATTGTGACCGTGTTCAATAAGAATAGAGTCCAGTCCAATATCAATACCAAGTTCTGCGTTCTCTACTTTATCTTCGATCCATACATCGTATGAGAAAGCATACGGTTCAAGAGCTTCATCTTTATCCGCTCCTGTATCACAGAAGACAAACTTTTCAAATACAGTCTCGCCAAACAATTTCTTGAGGTTTTGTTCACGAAGTATCTGTGCATTACGATCAAGCGAAAGAGAAGTAATCACGTGAAATACATAGCCATGCTCTTCATGTAGTTTGCGAACATAATGAATAGCATCCCGCAAAGGAGGAAGGAACCCAATTGCAGCAGACTCATTAAACATTTTAATTAGCTCACGTTTCTTTTTTTCTGAAATTCCATAGCGAGTACCCATGTCATATTCACTAGAGATCAAAGAAAGATCTTCTTCATAACCATGGCTTTTCATCCATACGTTAAAAGCATATTCCCAGTTCAAAAGTACACCATCGACATCAGTCAAAATTCTCATAATATTCTCCTTTAATTATAGTGTATTCTACTTCATTTTGCGTTTGTTGTAAATACCTTTTTCCAGATTTTCGTATATTTTTTCCGGTCTTCCAGTGCAACCAGCTATAGAAACAATGGTCAGGGTCTCTTCGTATAAGATGATCAATAAGCCAACATATGTTCCATTGGCCATTTCTTTTCCAGTCGTAATTCCTAGCAGAGAAGGTCTGGTTAGCCTCTCCACCAAGAATTACATTCAATAACACAGATAGAGCAATACCTACTCTAAGAAGATACCGGCACGTTCGTATCATCAACCATCTCATCTGCGATAACCCTCTTAAGCTTTCTTGTAATCATTTGATTCCAAGCATCTCTTTCGTCATAATGTAATCACGAACGAATCCTGAACGGACAATATCTTTCCATGTGAATTCAATAACCTCGAACTTAGCCATATCTTCTACGATGCGCATGAATGTCAAGATGCCATTCTTCTCGTCTTCTTTATTGAAATCGGACTGGTAATAATCACCAGACATAATCATACGACAGTTGTTACCAACACGGGTTGCTACTGTATCAAGCTCATGGAAGTTCAAGTTCTGCATTTCATCTACAAGGATAATAGCATTGTGGTATGATGTACCACGAAGGAATGACGTAGGTTCGAATACAACTTTACCAGCAGCTTCCAGTTTTGACCAAGCTTCTTTATTGCCAAAGATCTCAGCCATAAGTTGCTGATATGGTTTTTTGTATGGATCAAGTTTCTCTTCCATGCCGGGAAGAAAACCAATATCACGTGAAGGTACAATTGAGCGAACAATAACAAGTTGTTCATATGGAGTTTCTTTATCAAGTACTGATTCTAGTGCAAAGCGAATACCCATATAAGTTTTACCAGTACCAGCTGAACCAGACAATACAAGGTGCGTATCATCACGTTTCCAATCACCATGCGCTTTTGCTTGATTTTCAGTAAGAGGATTAAAGGGAGTTAGATTCTCAACTCGAATAGAGTTAGATTTATATGATCTATTTTCAGACATTTATGGTGTTACCCTTTCCTGAGCCCTTTTTAACTTTGTTTTTTAGCAGATCCTTGAACCCGTCCGGTACTTTTAGATCTCGGTTTCCTGACACGCTGCTTACTATCTTTGGTGCTGACAGTACGTGTTTTAGGTTTTGTTGTTCGTCCAGCATTATCTGCAGTTCCTTCCAACTGCACACTACGTCGTGTCTTTGTCGTGTTTTTAGATCTTCTAAGGTGTATGTTGGCATGCGTTTTCTTCCATTTAAGCCATTCTTCGTCGACATTGTATCTATGCACCGTGGTCCAGCGCTTGGATAAACTTGACCATAGTTGTATATATTGTTTACCAGACTCGGATTCTATAAGACGCAGATGAGTACCGGCCGTTTTACTTCTAGGCTTTTTAAACTCAAGCTCCTCAAGTATCTTATAGCTCGCTTGCGAGAAAAACGCCTGTTGGTCTCCAGCCGTCGCAGTCTTTTTCTTGGATATAGTTTTCGATCGCGTCGTCTTTTTCTCTGACGTAGGCGTAGATTTCGTCTTCGAGGGCATGTGCTTCTATCTCCCAAGGTCTGTCTTGATATTTAACATCTGAAGAAGTGAAGTGATTCCTACCGAATCCGATTCGGCAAGGGCCAGATAAATAACGCATGCGACGAGTAGAAAACTGAGCAACATGAATGAGTTCATGACATAATACCTTTATTAGTTGACCAATCGATTGTACCCCAGAATAGCTCAATCGTACATCATAAATTTTAGGGGAACGTGAATCATCTTCGACCGACATATCTCCCCACAATAATTTGTTCTTGTATAAGTCTTTTTTAATTATAATAGTAATTTCTAAGCTATTCTTCATACGAGTAGATACAAGATAATCCAGAGCGTGGCTAGCAGCACTCCGGATCATATCTTGTTGTACCTTTGATAAAGGATAACCTATAAAGTCTATCTGCACGATTCAATCATCTCTACTGCAAGAGGATACGAGTCCATTGCCTGAATCTTTTGCTCAAGCTCTTCTTGAACCATGACCTGGATAAGAGTAAGAGCCATGTTCATCTTACCGGGTGACCAGCCGCGAGACACCTCACGAAACTCTTCATATGTTCCAACCTCCCAAATAATGTCACACATATCAACTTGTTCTTTTGTAAGATTATCTAACTTCATATTCTTATCCTTTCAAAATTGCTTTGAGGTTGTAAGCGAATTCTACATCAACAAACTCTACCCAAACGTAACGAGGAGTATCTGGATCAGTAGAAGTTTGAACCAAACCCTTTTTCTTGAGATCAGCAAGGTTACCACGCTCTTCGCTAGTGAAGTCCATAAGGGCAAGAGGAAAACCATCGACGTTATTATAGTTTTCATAATCTGCTTCTTTGATCATCTTGATGTAGAGAGCAGCTGATTTAGCGGTAAGGTCTGAAAATGATTTTGTCATCGTGTATCTCCATTTGATATAACCATACTACAAGATTTCAAATCAAATGTAAACGGCCTATTTTAATTATTTTGATAATAATTATGTAGAGCGATGGAAGCAAGGTTCTTAGATTTGCTTTCTACCATAATATCTGCATGTGGCAAGAATGACAATGCCCAGTCGTTGACTGCAGAGTTCCACATGAAGTCGCTGTGTGCACGTAGCTTGGCTTTTTTGTAACCAGATTCTAAGAGTGATTGCATATCTGGACGTACATCAGTGGGAAAATCTACAAGACAATTTTCACGGCTAACAGAGTAATGTATAGCAGGACGTACACCACGCCATGAATCGATTACGCGAGAATATCTATCGTCTGAGGGTTGTATGTATTCTCCTGTACGGATCCAGTGATGGTGTATGTCAAGTACAAGTGCACAGTGGTCTGCAAGCTCGAGGCTTGCGTCAAGACCCCACGAGTTTTCGTCGTTCTCGATGGTGATTGTGTTAAGACATTCTTGGGATAGGCGGGGTAGTACGGCCAAAATGCCGGCTGGACCTTGCTTGCCAGATATATGTACGTTGCACTTAAAGTCCTGGAATGTACGACCGTATCCCATCCAACGTATAACATCTGTGTGATACTCCATCTCTCTGATACTGTTCTCTACAACATGTGGCTTATCACTAGCAAGAACAGTGAAGTTACCGGGATGCATAGATAGTCTTACATCAAGAGCTCTTGCAGTGTCACCGGCAAGACCAAATGCACGTGCACAATAATCTTGAACGTCAGGCTTCTGCCAGAAATAAGACCAATTAGATTCTGTATAAACGGGAAGAAGATCCGAGCTTAAGCGTACCATACGAAGACCTTCTGGTAAGCTGCCAACATACTCTATGAGCCGTAGTACTGCACCTGTATTATGTACCATGATATCCCAGAGGCGTTGCTCTGCAACCTCTACAGTCTGATTGCTAAGCCACAGACGTGTGGTACTACGTGCATTAAGAGGACGTTGGATCTCTTCTAGTAGACTCTTCTTCTGAGTCTGATCTGGATGCATGTATTTGCATGCGAAGCCAATACGTTGTGTCATAGTATACTATCCCTTCCTAAATAACTCTTCTTTATTATACCAACTTCTGCAGCTTTGTAAACCCCCTATTTTACCCTTGGAATCCATATTTGTTAAAAAGAATATCAAGTACATCATCGATAGTGTGAATGATGAACATTTGATGCCTCTTAAGGTTAGTGTGTAATACCACCATATATCATTTCAAATTAAATGTAAACGCCCTAAATGAAAAAAATCGGAGATATTTCTATCCCCGACTCTTTCCTGAGTTATGCTGCTTCTTTTAAGGTTTCTTCGATTTCAACAATATGATCGTCTAGGTATGCCTTTTTAGTTAGTACCTTTCGTAATCGATCTGTTTTGCCTTGTTTTCTATATCTTGCTGCTGCCCATTCTAAGTTACGTGAGTCTTTTTTTAAGCGGTCAATAGTTGCTGAAACCATATTTCTGTTCTCCCAAGAAAAAAGGTGCATCGTCCAAAGACGTGCACCTTTTATTGCTTATTGTTTATTATTGTTAGGGTTGGGGTTGGGTATCGTCATAAAAGTTCGGGGAATGCCTCCTGTGCTATTTTAACGGTAAGTCCTTTTACTGGCAGCTTTTTATTGATCATAGCGCATACCAGCTCTGCATCCTTGGGATGGATTGACTCTACAATCCCAAGAAAGATCTTTTCTCGTTTAATTGCTGGCATTTTACTACCAGAGCCGCCTTTAACGACGTAACGAAAATCTTTATTTTTTCTGAGTAGTGTTGAGGGTGTACTATGAGCCTCACACGCAGTGTAAGGTACTTCACCTTTAGGGAGTAACCACTCGATGTTAGGATCAAGTGCACCCTTAAGCACGTCTTTGAGAGCCCAAGATTCATGTTTTTTTAGTACGTCAATTTTCTCTTTACGAGTCTCTGCCTTTTCAAACAGTTCAAAGACCTCAAAGATATCCAATGTTCTAGCCATATTAAAAGAATTCCTCTACTACTTCAACCAACAAGCGAGCGCGCTTTGAGATAAGATATGGGAGCACCTTACTACGAGCAGGAACTTCTTGCTGTTCAAACTTATTTATAATTTCTTGTTTTACAGAATCAGGACATTCTGACTCTTCTGTAAGAATAATCATCTTTTTATTACGAAGATAGTTACGGTACACTACTTCACCAAGTGCATGTGGATCTTCTAAAAGTGATTCTTTCTTCTTCTTAGATAGTACGTTCTGACGCTTACCTTCTACAAGGAACGTATCATCGTCAGATAGTACATTTGGCACACCATCACCAGAGCAACCTTTTAGGATGTGTTCCATCTGATAGAGACGCGGGTTATCTGCCTTGATAAACTTCTTAGTAACTGGAGAAAACTGCTCCACGTTGTCAAACTTTTGTAGTTGCTTAAAGTCATGGTCAGCAGACACGATCATAACCTTTTCATAGTTACCAAATTCCTGTGTCCACTTAGTGATCTCTGCAATGGCATCATCTGCCTCACATCCCCACTGGTGGATAACCTTCCAAGGCATATTAGCTTTGATCTCATCAAGAACCATATTGATGTTTTTAAATGCCATGTTCCAATCGATCTTGGACTCTTCACGGTTAGACTTACGTTTACCCTTGTACTCAGGATAAACGTCTTTGCGCCAGTTACCACCAGCATCTGCTACGATAACCATATCGCCATAGTCCCTGAACTTCTGGCGGTACATACGCACAGAGTTTAGGATCATGTGACGAATAAGGTTCTCATCATCATATTTGGCCTGTCCCATTACAATAGGTGCAATGGCAATGCCGCTGAAGTCAAGTAGAATCATAATATACTCCTGTTAATTTAAAACTATTATACGTCATCTAGTAGGTAATGTAAACCCTTAACATGATTTCTATGGATTCTACAGTTAACTATTCCGTTATAGTATTGATCATCTAGCAATACATGTCTATCAAATTGGCATTTGGCTTCGAGGTAACCAAGCTCACCTTTCGATCTGCCGAAATATAATATCTCACGATGAAAGTTCTGCTCTCCTTGTTCGAGGAGCAGTTGCTTGACGAGATCGCTGGATCCATAGTACTTCTTCCAGTCGGATTCGACAATCGATCTTCTTTTACGGGTTTTGCCTTTGAGTGGGGGTAAGGTCTTTTTTGACCAGAATTGCTTCTTGCCCACATACATCTTACTATTGGATTTATCCGTAATAACATATACGAACCCTACCCACTCTTTTAGTTCTTCTTCAGATGGCTTGTAAAGTTTATCTTTATAATACCACATTGTTTAACGTCCATTCAATTACACGTAAGATTGCTTTTACGTTGTTATCTATAGACGTTATTCGTCGCTATCTTCTTCTCAGTCAATAAATGCATGGCCAGATTCTTGCCCACACATAGAACAAAATAGTGGTTCTTCTCTTTCGTTAATTACCACGACTCGGGTTTCCGAGCCGCAGTAATCACATTCGCAGTTATATTCAGCTACTCTCATTATGCCTCGCAACTGACGCAGGTCATGATATCGCGTACAAATTCTTGCGCGGGGTTTGAGGAACGTTGGTAATAGAATGTCTTCACGCCCAATCTCCATCCTTCGATAATTAATGCGTTAATATCTTTGAT